TATTTCCTAGTCGAGCCATTGAGAATTTAGCTGCAATACCATGTTGTGTTGATGTGCCAGGAATACGTTGAAATGGGAAAGGGAAAGAACCTACATCTACCCATACTTCAGATGAAGCTTCACCAAGTAAATAAACTTCACGATGATCTACAATGATAGAAACTAAATTATCAGGCGCACCATCTTTAGATGAAAAACTTAATGGGTTTGTAATAGGGCTTAAAGCATTAGTTGACGCCCATTTTTGAGTATTTGGATCATTATAAACAAAATAATTATCTACAGTATCTACGGTATCGCCACCTGTAAAAGCACCGTCTGTTGATGTAAATGTAGTGAAATTTAAAGCAAATAATGATTCAGAAGATACAGTTTGTGGATTGTTTATAACATAAGTTCCCATGCCACCTGAACCTGTGCCAAATGTAAGAGTTAATGTTAATCCTGTGCCTGATCCGCTTGTTGATGTAGATACATTGTTTGTAGGAACTGTTGTATAAGAACCAACACTTGTAACAGTCAATCCTGTAACAGCACCTGAACCACCTATGCTAGAAACTGTATAAGTTGCTGGAGTTGTTCCATAAACACCGCCTAAAACAGTAATAGTGTCATTTATGTTATATCCTGTGCCACCTGTAGCAATTGTGTAACTTAATACTGTGCCTGTTCCTAAAGCGGTAATAATAGTGTTTGCAGTAACGCCAGCACCTTGAATAGTTTGGCCTGGATATAATGTGCCTGTAACTGCGGTAACGGTTAAAGTTGTGCCTGAAATTGATCCTGTTAAAGTTGCTGCAACTGCAGCAGAATTCATAATTTCGCTAGGTTCAGTTTGAGAAATATTAACTTGATATGTTCCAATACCGCCTGTTGTTCCTGTTAATTGACTTAAAATTACAGTTTCAGACGTTAAACCTATGCCAAATAATGATTGATTAGGTGCTATTGTGCCTTTTTTAACTTGAGTAACGGTTAATGTAGTGCCTGATATAGAACCTACAAAATAAGCGCTGGAAGGATTAGAAATGCGCCATGTATAACGATAAACGCCATCTACAATATAAACATTTAAACCATTATCAGATATGCCTACTCGACCTGTGCTTGAATTTAATTGACCCACCATTGTAGGCACTAAAGATGAAGTTAATACATATACATAAGGGCCAACAACAGCGACCATGTATTGACCACCTGACACAGTTCGCATACCACGAACTTCTTGTTGGTTTTGAAATACAATTTTTGAAGTTAAACCAGGTGTAGGATATAAAGCAACAACACCACGTTGACCAGGTTGCTTTAATGGATCAATTTCTGCTCTAAAATTAATACATTCTTGTGCGTCTTGATAAATCGAAGGCGCTTCATAACTTGGCCCAACAAAACCAAAATCCGCCATAATTTACCTTTATCTAAAGAATCCGCCAGTAAGAATCCATCCTGCATCTTTTTGTCTGCTTGATAATAGTGCGTCATTAAATCTTGCAGATTGAACAGGTTTCATATTATTGCGTTTAATAGTTGCTTTTCCTTGTGCTGCATAAGCTACAATCATAGCTATTTGAGTTTGTGAAGCTTTACCATACATAGGCATTAAACGTTCAGCTAAACACCAACGTAGTGCCATAGAATAGCCTTGTGGAAGGTTTACATTGTCATTAATAGTTACAAATTTACTAAATAATGTGTCTGTAAATAAGTGCATTTCACCTTGTGCAGGATTAGGCCATACAAAAATGTTACCTAATGTTTCTGCAGGTTGATAATAAAGCGCTTTAGGCCATGGGCCATTTAAAGTCTTTAAACCAATCATGTTGTAATCGTCAACGTTTAATACAGCAACAGGATAATCTAAACCGCCATTAATAATAGGAACGCCATTAGAATTAGTGTTAATACGCACAAAACATGAATTAATATTAAGTGGTCTTTGATAATAAAGGCTAATAGTTCCTGAAGCTACGTTTTGGCTAATATTAAGTAAATATGTTCCTACTTCATTAACATTACCGCCTGCGCCTGTAAGCATTTGAGTAATTGTTGTTCCGTAAGTAATACCTGCGCCACTTAATGTTTGACCAATTGCAACTGCACCTGAATTAATGCCTGTAACAGTTAATACATTATTAGTAATAGAACCTGTGATAGATGCGCCAATTTGACCGCCTGGGCCAATTGTGTATTGTGTTTGACCTGGAATAATAGGGAATATGATTTCTGTTTTATAGTAAGTCATCATATCTTCGTTAGACCATTGATCTAACATATCATTAAGCATATCAAANGCGTCTTGCGCTTCTTCAGGCGTAGGNGTTTCACCTGACGCTAATGCACCTATGTCTTTTAATGCTCTTGATATGATGTCAATGGGTTGTGTCATAGATCACCTATGTTAATAGTTTGTGGTTTCCAAGGTAATTGTTGTTTTTTAATTTTTGCTAATGATGTAAGTTGTTTATCTAAATTAGCTAAAATATGACATTCGCCATTAATTGTAGATTCTTTTTCAATCCATTCAACAATATCTTCTTCCTTTACATCTGCTAAAGGAATATTTAAAGTTTTGTCACTAAAATACCAATTACCTTCTGTTTCTACCGAATTGTTCTCATCATTTGCAATAACATGATATTTTGCATGAATGATAATATNGTTATCAGTTGATATTTCAGTTATTTTCCATTNATAGTTATTCATTATGCAGTTATTAAAACCCAATTTTTAATAGATTCATCCCATTTATATTCTTTGCCATCTGTAGGAATATCAACAGGAGATTTCCAAATCCAATCAGGTGCTGAAATAGTCCAACTAGGATATGGTTGTGGAGCATAAAATACATCATTAGTTTGATCGTATGTATATCCAATACCAGCATAATTTGCTCTTAAAGGAGTTTCATTATCTTCTTTGCCATTATCATCATAATGTTTGCCACCACGAGTATTATATGATGTTTCAACCCATTGACCTGGAGTTGAATCTACATAATTATTAAAAAATTCTTTTTCAGCTAATATAACTTGTATAACTTTACCATCTAATACTTTTGCAAAATAACTCATGCTATCCTCCTCATTTGTTCTATGGATTGTAAATACCATAAAAATTCTTTAATTGTTTTATGTCTAATATATTCATCTCGAATTTCTTGAACTGAAGGTTGTGGAAGTTCGTTAGATTCATTCCATCTTGTTATTTCAAAAATTCCATCTGCAGCTTTTAATTCATATAAAGCATTAGGCCTTAATGATTTCATAACAATATCAATTCCAAATTGAAATCCGTTTTCATTTGAAAATTGATTTAACAATTGTTCTATTGTCATCATGCTACATAAGTTCCTGAACCTGAAGTCCATTTAATAATAGTATTAGAACCTGATGNTGTAACTGTTGGTGATCCTGTAACTGTTCCAGTATAGTTTAAAGTTGGAACTGATAAAATTACTACACCTGATGAACCTGCGCTTGCTGTTCCACTTCCGTTTGTTGCACCGCCACCGCCACCTCCAAGATTTGCAGTTGCAGTAGAAGCTGCTGCAGCAGGATTAGAACCATTAGCGCCACCGCCTGTTCCACCTGTTCCACCTGTTCCACTTATATTACCGCCACCGCCTCCACCGCCGCCAGCATAAGTAACTGAAGAACCAGTAATAGAAGATGCTAAACCATTGCCACCATTACCACCTGTGCTGTTACTAGCATTTCCACCTACAGCACTAGCACCACCACCACCAGCACCAGCACCATAAGAAGGTGTTTGAAATCCTGTTCCACCTGTATTTCCTTGACCTGATGTTGCTGCTCCACCTGTCCCTACACCACCTGATGAATTACCACCGCCACCACCGCCTGATCCACCTGAACCACCATTTTGTCCGCTTGTGCCACCATATCCACCACCAACAGCAGAAGTAAGTCCAGTAAATGTTGAATTTGATCCTTGTGTTCCGTTAGATGAAGTAGCGCCTGCTGCACCACCTCCACCAACTACTGCTGTATAAGTTGTTCCAGGTGTTAATGTAGTTGTTCCTGTAACTAATCCTCCTGCGCCACCACCAGCAGCATAATAATTTATACCGCCGCCGCCACCACCACCAGCAACTAAAAGATATGAAGCTGTATATGGTGAATTTGGAGCAGTTGTTTGTAAGAAATTACTATAAACTTTCCATCCTTGTGTTGCATCAATATAAACTAATGAAATAGCTTCATTTGCTGTAGAAAAAATTGGATTAGTAGCAATACCATTTAATTTATTACCATTTAAGTTAACAGTTACGTTATTTGTAGCCCATTTTCCAGCGTAATCTAATATTGTTATAACATTACCTGCTGAAGGTGAAGCTGGAAGTGTAACCGTAACAGCACCAGTTGTTGTATTTATAGGATAACCATTACCTGATGTTGCACTAAAATTTGATGTTTGAACTGATTGCCATACAACTACAGCAGGTGAAACATAAGATAATGTAGTTCCATTTGAGCTTAAATAAGAACCTGCTGAACCTACTGAAGTTAAACCTGTTCCGCCATTAGAAGTTCCTAATGTTCCTGAAACTCCTGTTGCTAATGGTAGACTTGTGCAATTTGATAAAACACCTGCTGATGGTGTTCCTAAATTAGGTGTTGAAAAAGTAGGCGAAGTTAATGTAGCGATTGTGTCTGTAACCGTAGGTAAAGTTAACGTATAACTAGACGCAGTATTAGGGCCTGAAACAGCTACCTGTCCGCCTAATGTCGCTTGAAAAACTAATTGTCCCATAATAAATTG